CGAGGCCGCCGCATCGGTCCCGCTCCTCCTCTACGACGGCGTCGCGGAGGCGGCCGACCATCCGCTGCTCGCGCTGCTCTCGCGGCCGAACCGCCGCCAGGCGGGCAACGACTTCCGCGAGGCGCTCTACGCCACGCTGCTCGTCGCCGGCAATGCCTATGTCGAGGCGGTGAGCGTTGACGGCGCGCCGGCCGAGCTGCATCTGCTCCGGCCCGACCGCATGAAGGTCGTGCCCGGGCCGGACGGCTGGCCGGAGGCTTATGAATATACGGTAGCCGGACGGACGGTGCGCTTCGTCGACGAGGGCGAAGGGACGCTGTCGCCGATCCTGCAGCTCGCCTTCTTCCATCCGCTCGACGATCATTACGGCTTCGCGCCGATCGAGGCGGCGCAGGTGGCGCTCGACCTGCACAATGCAGCGGGTGCCTGGAACAAGGCGCTGCTCGACAATTCGGCGCGGCCTTCCGGCGCGCTGGTCTACCAGGCGAAGGAGGGCGGCAATCTTTCCGAGGAGCAGTTCGAGCGGCTGAAGCAGGAGCTGGAGACCGGCTACCAGGGCGCGCGCCACGCGGGGCGGCCGCTGCTCCTCGAAGGCGGGCTCGACTGGCGCCCGATGAGCCTGACGCCGAAGGACATGGATTTCCTCGAGGCCAAGAACGCCGCGGCGCGCGAGATCGCGCTCGCCTTCGGCGTGCCGCCGATGCTTCTCGGCATTCCCGGCGACAACACCTATTCGAACTACCAGGAGGCGAACCGCGCCTTCTGGCGCGGCACGGTGCTGCCGCTCGTCGCCCGCGTCACAAGCTCGCTCGGTGCCTGGCTGGCGCCCGCCTTCGGCGAGGGACTGCGGCTCGCTTACGATACCGATCCGGTCGAGGCGCTCGGCGCCGACCGCGACGCGCTTTGGAAACGGGTCGGTGCGGCCGACTTCCTGACGGTGGACGAGAAGCGCGCCGCGGTCGGCTACGGGCCGATGGGATGAGCCCGTGGACGAGATCACGCGGACCTTCAGCGAGCGCGGCGACCTCGCCCATCTCGCGCTCTTCCTCTGGGCGACGGGGGCGAGCGGGCTGCTCTTCTGGGCGCTCCGCGAGCTCGCCGCGTCCAACCGGCGCTTCAACGACTTCGTCAACGAGATCGCCAAGCTGAACCGCTTCTTCGGCGACCGCGACTGAGAGGATCATCGACATGACGCTGATTGCGAGCCTCGTCGCGCATCGCCGCGACGGGCACCGGACGATCTTTGCCGCCTTCGCCGCGGGCCTGGCGCGCGCCATGCGCCGCGAGGGGGCGCGGGCGCGGATCCGGATGGTCGAGGGGTAGGCAGTGCCCATCACCGAGACCAAATTCGCTCGCGGCGACATCGCCGTCGAGGCCGACGGGACCTTTGCCGGCTATGCCAGCCTCTTCGGCAAGCCGGACCTCGGCCGCGACGTGGTGATGCCAGGCGCCTTCACGGAATCGCTGAGGCGGCGCGGGGCGGGCGGCATCCGCATGCTCTGGCAGCACGATCCCAACCAGCCGATCGGCACCTGGCTGGAGGTGCGCGAGGACGTGCGTGGGCTCTACGTGAAGGGGCGGCTCGCCCCGGGCGTGGCGCGGGCGCGCGAGGTGCTCTCGCTGATCCGCGCCGGCGCGCTCGACGGCCTCTCCATCGGCTACCGCACCGTGCGGGCACGGAAGGATGCGGCGAGCGGCACCCGCCGGCTGATCGAGGTCGACCTGTTCGAGGTCTCGGTCGTCACCTTCCCGATGCTTCCCGGCGCCCGCGTCGAGAGCGTCAAGCGTGCCCCGCTCGCCCGCACCCTCCGTCGTGCCGCGGCCATGCTCCGGCGCGCGGCGAGCTGACGTTTCAACAGCCCCTCACCGAACGAAAGGATGACCATGACTGACGCGCTCACGAAAGCGCCGGAAGTGAAGTCGGCCGATGCCGACGCCACCGCGGCCTACGACGAGTTCATGCAGGCCTTCGAGGCCTTCAAGTCGGCCAATGACGAGCGGCTCGACGAGATCGAGAAGAAGCTTTCGGCCGACGTGGTGACCACCGAGAAGGTCGAGCGCATCAACCGCGCCATGGACGAGCAGAAGAAGCTCGTCGACCAGATGCTCCTGAAGAGCCGCCGGCCGCAGCTTGGGCTGGACGGCAACCGCGCGGTCGTCAACGAGCACAAGGCAGCCTTCGACGCCTATGTGCGCGCCGGCGAGGAAGGCGGCATGCGCCGCCTCGAGCAGAAGACTCTGACGGTCGGTTCCGATGGCGGCTACCTGGTGCCCGACGAGACCGAGCGCGAGATCGGCCGGCGGCTCGCCTCGGTCTCGCCGATCCGTGCGATCTCGGGCGTGCGCCAGATCTCCGGCAACGTCTACAAGAAGCCCTTCACCACTACCGGGGCGGTGACCGGCTGGGCAGCCGAGACGGATTCGCGCACCCAGACCACGGCGCCGGTGCTCGCCGAGCTGCAGTTCCCGGCGATGGAGCTGTATGCCATGCCGGCAGCGAGCGCGACGCTTCTCGACGACACGGCGGTCAACATCGACGAGTGGATCGCCGGCGAGGTCGAGCAGGCTTTCGCCACCCAGGAAGGCACCGCCTTCGTCTCGGGCGACGGCTCGGGCAAGCCGACCGGCTTCCTCAACTATACCAAGGTGGCGGAGGCCTCCTGGGCCTGGACCAAGATCGGCTACGTCGTCACCGGCGTTTCCGGCGACTTCGCCGAGGACGATCCCGCCGACAACCTCATCGACCTCGTCTACACGCTGAAGTCCGGCTACCGCCAGAACGCCACCTGGGTACTGAATCGGAAGACGCAGGCGGCGGTCCGCAAGCTGAAGGACGGCGACGGCAATTACGTCTGGCAGCCGGCGGCGGTGGCCGGCGGCGCGGCGAGCCTGATGGGCTTCCCGGTCGCCGAGTCGGAGGACATGCCGAGCATCGAGGCCAATGCCTACGCGATCGCCTTCGGCGATTTCCGCCACGGCTACCTGATCGTCGACCGCATCGGCGTGCGCGTGCTGCGCGATCCCTATTCCGCCAAGCCCTACGTGCTCTTCTACACGACCAAGCGCGTCGGCGGCGGCGTGCAGGATTTCGACGCCATCAAGCTCCTGAAATTCGGCACGTCCTGAGGCCCCGCGTCCCTCCCACTCAAGACTGCCGAAAGGGCGGTCCCGGCCTCGCGCCGGGGCCGCCTGCTTCTTTGGAGATTCTCGATGACCGCAGCCCTGATCACCGGGCCGGCGCTGGAGCCGGTGACGCTCGCAGAGGCGAAGGCGCATCTCCGCCTCGACGGCGAGGACGACGATGCCTGGCTGACGCAGGCGATCGTGACCGCCCGCCGGCATGTGGAGAACGTGATCCGCCGCGTGCTCATCGAGCAGGAATGGCGCCTGTGGCTCGACGCCTGGCCGGAGGGCGGCGTGCTCCGCATCCCCGTCGTGCCGCTGATCGCGATCGACGCGGTCACCGTCTATGACGCCGACGGCGAGCCGCATGTCATCGATCCGGAGACCTATGCGGTCGACAAGGCCTCGGCGCCGGCACGGCTGCGGTTCGAGGCGCCGCCGGTGCCCGGCCAGGCGCTGAACGGCATCGAGATCGACCTGACCGCCGGCTATGGCGACGCCGCGGATGACGTGCCGTCGCCGCTGCGCCATGCCATCCTGATCCTGGTCGCGCACTGGTACGAATATCGCGGCCTCGGCGAGGCGGCCGAGGCGACGACGCCCGCCGGCTTCGAGGCCCTGGTCGCGCCCTACCGGATGATGAAGCTGTGAAGGCCGCCGCGCACGATCCCGGCTGGCTGCGCCACCGCGTGACGGTCGAGGCCGCGACCGGCACGAGCGACGAGGCCGGCGGCGAGAGTCGCAGCTGGTCGACCTTCGCCACCCTCTGGGCGCGCATCGAGCCGGTGAGCGCGGCGGAGAAGACCGTCGCCGCGCATCTTGCCGGCGTGGTCACCCACAAGGTGACGCTGCGCCGGCGCGACGACCTGACCGCGTCCATGCGCATCGCCTATCGCGGGCGGCATTTCCGCATCCGCACGATCCACGATCCCGACGAGGGCCGGCGCCATATCGAGCTCGGCTGCGAGGAGGAGGGCACATGACGACGCGCGACCTGACCGGCGCCGGCATCATCCGTGCGCTCGGCGGATTCCGCCCGGCGGTGCGGCAGGCGCTGGCCGTCCGCGCCGGCGAGCTCGCCGCGGCGATCGCCGCGCGCGAACCTGCCGCCAGCGTGACCGCGGTGGAGCGCGGGGAAGGGGAGGTCGTGGTGACCGCCTCGGCGCCCGGCCTGTTCGCGCGCGAGTTCGGCACACGCAACGCCGTCGCGGATCCGGTGATCGGCCCGACTGTCGAGGGGATGAGTGGACGATGACGTATCCGGCGCTCGCCCTGCAGAAGGCGGTCTATGCGGCGCTGGTCGCCGACGCCGTGACCGGG